AGCGATCTGTTTTGAAACACCGGGTTGACAGAACTAGTTGCTGTTTTGTCCGTGTTGCCTTGCTGCGTCTTGAGTGCGTACTTGGCGTAATCTTCGTAGATGCCCATTAGCCAGTGCGGCTCACACCATGCTTGTATTTCGTCGGGTTCAAACACTTCGACCATTACTTCCGGCGAGGGGCTTCCGTGAGATAGGAATTCTAGATACGAGTACCGAGTGCCTTCGATAACTGTGTTCACTCCATGCGATGCCATGAAGTTGGATGGGAAGATTAGAACGTCGCCTATTTGTCCTTGGTGTTCAATGTCCAGATAAGGGAATGTGATTTCCCCACCGAGGTAGTTGGTGCCATCCAATTCTTCGGGATCTTTGATGCCGTTGTTTAGATACAAGATAATGGCAAGTGTTTGACGAGAGCCATTCTGTGCGTGGGGAATAAATCGTTGCCCATCCAAGGCTCTGTAGTTGGCGTCGTTGTCGTTATGTACCCCCAAGAAACTGCCCGGATCGTAATGTAGAACGTGTCCCCTAGAACGCCACCAAATAGTGCCCAACACAAGAGGGAACATGTCTATATATTTGATTAGGCATTTGTAGATGGCGGCTTCGTAATGTTGAAAGATGTCAACGATGTCTTGAGGAGTGTCGTGTTTGACCGGCTGTAACAGACGAGTCGGCACCATCTTGACTTGTTCAAGCGAGAACTTGTTGCGATCAATATTAAGGGCGTAGGTGTTTCCGGCTTCGTCTGTTTCGTAAGTCCAGTTCTGTTCAAAGGCTTCAGAAGCGTTGTCGTCAACCCAAGACAAGAATGAGGGGTCCACTGTGCAGGTATTGCCAAATTTGACTACGCCTCCACCAAGATGATCTGCCTCTAGGTTTTGGATTTCCCTTAAGGTGTCATCGGTTATTTCAGGGGTGGAAGCATCAAATATGTTCATAGGACATCAGTGGGCCTTCTGGGTCGGATTCGACAGGTCGCAATAATGGATTGATCTCACCGTTGGGTGGTCCTTCGCCTTTGGTGTTCCACCTTGAATGTGGAGATTGGGTAAACCTTTCCCAATCCTGATGAAGCCATGGCAGGTAAATGGCCTGACACCAATGTCCGGCATCTGATTCATAAATCGGAACCAAAGGGGAAGGTTCGTCTGTATGTATTCCTTGACCAAACACAGATTGGTAGTCGTACCTTATGCCACCAGTGATGTCTCGTACACCGTGTGAACCAACATAGTTCGCGGGGAAGAACAGAATGTCTCCGGTACGCGGCTTGTAAGTAAGATTGTTAAGGAACGGAAACCACATCTCTCCACCCGTGAAATTGGTTCCGTCTAGTTCTTCTTCCGTGTCCACGCAATCGTTGTAATAGGTGATGGTGGAAAGAACTTGGAAGATGGCTTCAGGACGATCAGTTTCGTATCGCTGCCCGTCTCTGGTCTTGCGACTGGTGTCATTGTCGCTATGCATTCCGATTGCTCCGTTGGGATAATACTTGAGAACATTGCCCCTAAAGCGCCACCACAATGAGTTGAGAACATGGGTGTATATGTCTATGTATTTCATTAGGCACAGATAGATTTGATTCTCGTTTTCATAGAAGAACTCCGCGATGTCCTTAGGAGTTTTATCCATGACGGGTTTGCTGTTACCAAATCCACCAAGTCGATATGGATTTCTGTAATAGGTTGCTACTGGATGCTTCCTGCCTTCTAGGTCTTCGCACCACTGCTCGCCGTTTTCTTCTTTGAGAAACACTCCCGGCGTTGAATGCACGGCATATTTGTCTATGTATTCAAATAATCTAGGCTGGTCTACGTCTATGACATTGCGAAATACGGTAACCCCTGCCCCATAGTCGTGTACCTCTAGACCTCCGATGTATTCACAGTCTGCTTCGGAGACGTAAGGGATCGGGGTTCTGCATCCGGGGTACTCTCTAACTAAGGCCATGAGCAGATTTTAGCAGATTAAGACACTCGTTTTATGATGGTTGTTCCATCATCGGTGACGAGATGGAATACCAGCAGGTTGTCCTTGGTCAAAAGATGCCTGTTGGTTCTGGTTGCGTAATGTTTATGTAGCGCCTGATGGTTGGTGTAGATTTGTCCGAACATGCCAGAGTCTTCGATGTGCATGATTCCACCGACAGCCAGCATGGACAAGTAGCCGTCTACCAACTTGGTGGAAGTGTCAATTAGATCCGCCATGCGAACATGAACATAGTCGAAGGTTCCGGCGTTGGTGCCAGCCAGAATATCTTGAACGTCCATGGTGGAATACTGTGTGTCAGAGTATGCGGACGCTGCACTTTGGGACAGGTAAAACTGTTCATATCCGTACAGAAATCGGTCATTGACTAGTGTGACGTTCTTGGAGCGGTCGTTCATTTGCTCCGTCATCCACGTTTCTGGTATCCCGATTGCCCACAAAGAGTTGGTGGCGTTAATGCATTCTGTAAACAATGCGCTTCGCATTTCGGCTGACCAAACATTTGCGTCCCAGCCGGGAATGTTGGTTTGAATCATCGTCCACCAATGAAGTTCGGCGTCGTTTCCTGTGGCTACTGCTCGCCGGTCAGTATTCATGGCAGTGTCGTGCGCTGACCACGCGTTGATGTAGTCAACGGTTGAATCGTTCCACGCTTGATCGTGCTTGTCTCCGAGGGTGGATAGCGACTTGGAGATCAGGTTGGTTTCAAACCATGCGTGAGCCATTACGACACCCCTATGGCCATGTGACGCCAATACCAGTTGCGTCGTGTCAAGATTGCGAGAAGGTTGTTATTGGCTCTTAGATAGTCTTCGGGGGCGCGTCCTTGTCCGTCTTCAGCACCACCATTTGGATTCAGCCAATAGTTTTCATTGATTTTGTCAAGCATGTCATCAATGGATGTGGAGTCAATATTGGCCCAGTCCAAACCAAGGATGAACATCATTTTCGCTATTTGCGATTCACAAAATTCTAATTCCGCAGAAGCAGAGTACGAGTTGCCGGGAGTGCTACGAGCAGCCATTGGTCAGTTCCCACGCGCATCGGTGTCGGGATCCATGCGACTACACGCGAATATGCTCGCGTCAGACTTGTATTCCCAAACGGCTAGTTCCTGATTCCAATGAATAGGCTCGTTCTCGCGCCACTTACCGACAGGGCTAAGACCGTCTGTTCCTTCCATAACGAGAGGGTCGAACAGCAGTGTTTCTGTTAGGAGGGTTTTACCGGCCTCTTTGGCGATGTCCTGCTGATTCTTTTCAGCCATGACTTACGCCAATGCGCCAAGCGCTGCTAGTTGAATTCGCAGGCATTCGTGGGATTCATAGAACGCGTCATCTACGGCAACTGGATTGGTGTAAGAAGCGGTGACAGTCGCCGGATCTACGCCAAGCGTGTGACAGAGTATCTGTGTGGAATACTCCAAGAATTCTTTGGCTTCCGCTTTGGCTGCGGCCACCTGTTCAACGGTGAGAGCCATTTGATTATCCTAATGCTGCTAGTTGGGCCTTACAACTGACGATGCGTGTGTTCAGTGATTCGATCTGCCTCTCACCCACATACGTTAGGCCGTCGCTGTCTTCTGGTTCAGCCGGAGCAGCATAATCAGCGGCGAGGGCAGCCATATCAACGCCCATCATCGTGCATTTGTCCCAGATTTCAATCTCTAGTTCTTTGATGACACGAGTCAGGATCACCTTCTTGGTTCCATCTGGAATAACGTTCGCAAATTCCATCGCCCGTCCTTAGATTCGTCTGATACGCGATGATGACTATACTACACCACGCGACTATCCATACGAAGAAAGTGACGCGGTATTTGAAACAGTATAAGGTTCATCTTTCAGCATATTCAAGTGGAGTAAACTCTCATTAGCCTTAGGGCTGTCCATATTGGCGAGATGTGAGGTTATTTCATGGCCGAATACAAGGATCTTGCCGAACGTACAATTGCAACTTTTGTTCAAGCCGCTATTGGTGCCATGGGTACCAACAGCGTCATGGACCTTGGCGTAGATAACTGGAAGATGATTCTGATGGCCGGTGTGTCAGCAGGTGTCGCAGTTATCAAGGGCTGGGCTGCAAGTAAGTTCGGAGACCGTTCGCCGTCGATGATGTCTTGAGGACATTGAATACGGGGAAGACCAGAAACTAACCGTTTCCGTATTACGTTAGCGGGTATCATCTAAGTGACTTGGGCATAAGCCCATAAGAGGTTGCTATGGATGACGCGCTTCGGAAATACTTGGAAGGTGCTGCGGATAATATTTCCAACGCACTGGAGGAAACGGACTTAGAGGTAACCGAGGGCGTAGGTATGTCTGTCGTCGGTGCGGCTAAACACGCTTCAGGCTTGTTTGACCGCATCAAAGACAACATAGCCTACGTCCTTGGTCTACCTGCTGCCATTTCTGGAGCCTTTGGATTCATCTGGCAATCATCTGGGGAAGAGGCTGCTCTCAACTACAAGGTTGAACAGTTGGAGCAGGCAGTAGCAGAGATGAAGGCCGAGAACGATCTTCTTGGCGGTGGGACCAAAAACTTTTCGTTGGACATGAGCGGAGCGCCGGGTGGATCGGTAACCGTTATTATTGTCGCTACCGCGTTAGTTGTTCTAGTCGGCTTTCTTTTCTGGTACCAGAATAAACGCAAACGGCAGTAGAGCCGTGAAACGGTTTATCGCCACCCTGCTAGCGGGGTCGCTGTTCTTATTCGGATGTTCCTCCCCTGCCGGAGATCCGGATGCATCTCCGACGACACTCTTTCCTCCGACGACCACTGATGTAGTCACGACAACTGTTGCCCCTACTGCCACTATCGCTTCAGTAGTTCTTGAGGAAGTTCCTCTGGCGGATCACGCCATCCCGAATTACGCGACCGTAGATGACACCTTCTCTTTTGAGAACTTCGGTGGTGGGGAAGCACCAGCAGACCTGACAGTAAACATGGCGCGTCGTCTGTACGGCGACAACCAAGTTTGTTCAGATGTAACCGACGGTCAATGTACGCCGTATCCGGTGATCTTGCAGTTGATGTCGCAGGCCAACAAGTCAATGCGTGGAGGGCTGTGCGAAGGCTTGGCGGTGTTGAGCCTCCGCCTCGCGGGCGACATAGAAACCCTTGCGACCTTCCAAAACACACAAACTGTTGCGGAACTCATCAAGCAGGATCCGGCCCTCCTCTCTGAAATCGCCTACTGGTATGTAACCCAGTTCGCCATGGAGGTGCAGCAGGAAGCATCCTCTTATCTAGAGAAGTCTCCCACGGAATTGGCAGAGGTTCTTCTCTACGATTTCTCAGAAGCAGAAAAGGGAAACCCGCACACCGGTTTCACAATCGGTATTTACAGCGAGATGGGCGGACACGCCGTCACGCCTTACCGAGTAGAAGAGATGGCCGGTGGCTATCGCATCCATATCTACGATTCCAACTGGCCTAACGAGGAACGTTGGATCGACGTATCCAATGACGGTCAATGGATGTATGCCCTTGCTGCGACCAACCCCACGGAACAATCGGAGGCTTGGTTTGGTGGGACGGGGACCATGGAACTCACTCCGATGCGTTCCCGGTCCGGTCCGTTTACTTGCAGTTTCTGCCCTCAGGAAGAGGGAGAAGAGTCAGGGACAATGCTTACCGTTGCCGCTTCTGGTGACAAGCAGATGGCTCTTAAGATTGAAACTGAATCAGGTGACAGGCTGGGTTACTACGATGGTGCGTTCGTTAATGAAATTGAAGGCGCTACTTATCGTTATCTGATTTCAGGGCCAAGTACCGCTGATCCAGTTTTGGTGTTTCTTCCACCGGGGGTGGAGTCGTTCTCCGCAGATGTCGAAGAGATTGATGTTCCAACTCCCGAAGTAGAAGAGCCGACTTCTACTAGGGACAGAATCGAAGAAGCAATAGAGGAACAGATAGAAGAAGAAACTGAACAAAAGTTCTCTCTGCTGGTTCTGAGCGAGGAGAAATCGGTTCAGATTGAAGCGGTCATCGTGGAGGAGGAAGAGCCGGAACGGTGGGAAGAGGCTGAAGAAGAGGTTGAAGAAGAACCTGAAGAGGCTCAGTCGTTGTTGGCCTTCTCTGAAGAATCAATCGAAATTGCAGAGATAGAGGAAGCGACTGTCGCGATTGCTGTTGATGCCCTTGAGGTTGAGATCGAACTGGAAGCCGGTCAGCAAATTGAGGTGGCTTTTGCTCCAGAACCGGAGCCTGAACCTGAGCAGCCGGGTGTCACAATTCCTGAGTCGGAGCCAGTCAGAGACACGCTGGATATTGCTATTCAAGATGAAGCGGGCGAGGTGCTGGCCGAGGTAGAGGTTGACATGACCGCTTACCGGGTTGTCGAACAGGTGTTCGATGAACCGACTGTCACCATTCCGGATCGACCGGATGCTCCGGCAGCGACCCTGCCCCCTGCACCAGAACCGGTAATCGTTCCCGTTGTTATCGAACTGACGTTCGATGTAGATGTAGGGGAGATCACAGTAGAGGAAGTTGAAGTTGAAGCGTGGGTCGCTTCGGATGCTGAATATTTCCAAGCGGTTGCTGAGGATCGCATTGAAGAAGTGTTGGGCGCGTCCTACGTCGAAGAGATCGAATCAGTTGAAGAGTGGGAAGCCCCTGAAATATTTGAAGAAGATGAGATTGATTTCGTTGAGATTCTTCTCAGTGTGGATGAAGAGTATTGGGAAGACGAGCAGTGGGAAGAAGTCGAATACGACGACGAATATTTTGAAGAAGAACAGGAGTTGATGGACGATCTCTTTGGTGAGGCTGTCGATGTTGAAGAACTGTTTGAAGAAGTTGAATCGTTCATGGAGGAGGTCGAAGAGGAGCGCATCGAATTCTTTGAAGAACATGAAGAGTTTGATGAGGAGGAGTTCTGGGAGGAGTACGAAGAAGAATATTACGAAGAGGATTTCGCCTTTCAGGAGTATGACGCTGATTTGGAAGAGGCGTGGATTCTGGAAGAGATGGGTTTGGAGGAGTGGAACGAAGACCTCATGGGTCCGTCGCCTACCGAAACCGTTGACTGGGAAGAAGAAGATTGGGATATCTACGACGAGGAAATGGACGCCATCTGGGAAGAGGAGATGGAAGATCCGGAGTCGTGGGAAGAGGAACTGCTGGAAGAACTGGGTGTAGAGGAGTGGCCTGAGGATTGGGGTCCGTCACCCACGGAATCCGCAGAGTGGACTGAAGACGATTGGGACGCCTACGATCAAGAGTGGGCCGCTGATGAAGAGGCCATGATTCTTGCAGAGGAAGGTTTTGACGAATGGCCAGAGGACTGGGGTCCGTCACCTAGCGAAACCGCGCTGTGGGATGATGGTGATTGGGAAGCGTATGACGCTGAACAGGAATTGTTATGGGAGGTCAATGATGAAGAAGATGACGAGTGGTCCTTGGATGAAGATTCCGATTTGTCCTTGGAAGAGGATTGGTCTGATGAAGATTGGATGGAAGAAGAAGATGAAAATGTATCTGAAGATGATCTTTGGTTAGAAGAAGATGACGAGTGGGGAAACTGGTCAGCGGAAGATGAGGAAGCGTGGATTCTGGAGGAGGAGGGTCTAGAGGAGTGGCCCGAGGACTGGGGACCACCACCTAGCGAAACATGGGAATGGACAGAAGAGGATTGGCAGGAATACGACGAGGAAATGGAAGCCCAGTGGGAGGAGGACTGGGAGGACATGACCGAGGAGTGGACCGAGGAGGAGTGGGACGACTGGAATGAATTCACGGGTGAAGATGTTGATGACTTGGAAGAGCCAGAGTTGTGGGATGATGAGGAAGACCCATTCACCGACCCGGAAGATACAGGCACCTTTGACGAAGAACTTCTACCCGAGCCAGATTCACCTTCAGAAGAGGAAGTGGATGAAGAGCAAGTGGATGAAGCGGAGGTGCCTTCTGAAGAAGTAGACGAACCTGAAATCGAAGAAACGGATGAGCCTGAGGTGGAGGAGCCTGAGGTAGAGGAGGGCTGTTCAGATACTGATTGGTGCGAAGAGCCGCCTTGGGATGAGGAGATCGAAGAAGACCCAGATTGGGAGGTAGAAGATCCAGACTGGGATCCAGATTGGGAGCCTGAAGAGCCTGACGTTTGTGATGCGGAGTCTTGGTGTGAAGAGGAGCCTTGGGACGAGGAGCCTTGGGACGAGGAAGAAGATCCATACTGGGATGAAGAGGTGGTGCCTTGGCCTGATGAAGACTCACCTGATATTTGTGATGAACACTGGTGTGAATTGCAGCCAGAGGAGCCACCAGAAGAGCCAGTAGTAGAGGAACCGGAACCAGTAGTACCTGAACCTAGTTGGGATCCCTATGAAGGGTGTAGGGGTACGGATGCCTGCTCTATGGCTCCCGGCGGCTTCACTAGTTGGGAGGCTTACGACGCAGCAAATGATCCTAACTATTACGATGACTGGGGTACTCCGCCGGGTGGGTATGTTACATGGGTTGACTTCACTGTTGAGGTAGAAGCAGGGATAGTTGATGCTGAGGTCGCAGAAGAATATCTCCCCGAAGAAGTCCAAGAGACATACATCCCCCCTCCTGCTCCGGTCTATGTTCCGACCTACACATATACGAACACTGCTGTGTCATTGCAAGAAACGATCTCTACATCCTCGTCAACTGCCCAGACGGGGACAGCAACCACGACCAATGTCACCACCTCAGAGTCGGGGATTCTGACGCATAACAGCAACGACGGTCACTGGCATCTAGATACAACTACAGTCACGACGACCGCTACGACGGTCACCAACACCCTCGTTGATACAACGACCGTGGTGGCGCGGACAGGAACTGACTTTGTGTCCTGCCTTATGATAGATGGGATACAGCAGAGTGGCGGTTGCTCCACCCAGAGGTCATGGAATGACAATGAAACAACGGCCACTGTTGGTGATGCCTACACGGAGGCCACCACGACTACTGCGAGTGCGAGCGCGACCGTGGGCACCGAGGAGGGCTGCGCTGAGGGTGGTTGGAGAGGCATGGGAGACTGGTGCATCGTCTCGTCTACTAGCCGCACCAACTATGACTATGTCCAGTTCACGTTGGATGAACCTACGAGCATCCGTATCGACGCTGAAACGAACCTGACCCGTGCTCAGTTCAATACAAACAACGAGGCTGCCGACCCCTACATCTACCTGAACTGGGATACCCACGCTCCCGAGGGAGACCACTCAGGAGATGCGTCAGCAGTAGGGGTCGGTCAACAGATTGAAAGTGACGATGATGGCGGGAACGACTGTGGGAACACTTGTGTTAACCCTCCCAGCACCGCCGTGGATGTGGACGAAACCCCGACGATCACCTACTGCGATACCGGGGGGGCTTGCTCTGACGGTGTTCCCGTGATCGACAACGTGAGCGATCAGTGGGACAGCCGCATCGTCCGCACGAATCAGGCTGCTGGCGACTATGTGGTGCGTGCTTCCGTGTACAACGGGAACAACAGTGGGTGGTACCGACTAACTATCGAAGAGGTTGAATGATGAAGGTTTGGATTGACCAAGACCTGTGTACGGGCGACGGTCTGTGCGCCGAGATTTGCCCTGACATCTTCGAGATGCACGACGATGGATTGGCCTACGTCAAGGAGGTTGGATGGCCCACGATGTACGGCCCAGATGGTTCCCCCAAGGGTGATCCCGCCTACCAGATGGCCGAAGGCATGGCCGAGGTTCCTGAGGACCAGTTGGAGGCCGTGATTGAATCGGCAGATGAGTGTCCGGGTGAGTGTATTTACATTGAGGTAGGGGAGTAGGCATTAGTATGTTTAGATGCAACTATACCAATACCGTGCCAAAGTGGATCGCGTCGTTGACGGAGACACCGTAGATGTCATCTTCGATTTAGGTTTCGATATTTCGTACAAATCCCGCGTGCGGTTGGTAGGTATCAATACTCCGGAATCTCGCACCAGAGACTTGGAGGAAAAGGCTTTGGGTCTTGCTGCAAAAGATTTTGTGGGCCGTTGGTTGGTTGAACATGCAGGGAATCATCCCATTATTGAAACTTCTTTAGATAAGAAGGGAAAGTTTGGTCGGGTTCTGGGGCGGATTCTTAATGAAGAAGGCGTTTGTTTGAATGATGTATTGCTTGAAGAGGGCCACGCGGTCCGATACGACGGAGGTAAACGATAAGCCATGTCCATTCTGGTCCATGAAACGTTTGAAGAGGGATGGCAGAAGTCGTGGAAGGGGGACATCAAAAACGCCTATGTGAGCGGTGATGCCCTACGGCTGATGTTCCGAACCGGCGACCACTACGGGTGCGCTCTCTACAAGGAAGTCCCACCCTGTCGCCATGTGAAGGTGTCTTACATGGTCAGGGCGCTCAGTAATTGGGATTCCCACAGTACGGGAAAGACGCTGGGGTTCGCTGATCTGCGCTACAAGAATGCCAGAGGCCAATCCTATGGACATGGCAACCGACAGCCCGCTCCCGATGGTTTCTCGTTTCGTACTTGGTTCGGCAAGACCAAGGATGGATTCATGCCTATTGGCATGTACTTCTACCATCTGGGTCAGGGTCCAAAGTGGGGTGATTCGGTCAAGGTTGGACAACTCAAAGTGGGTGGCAACGCTGTTCTTTTTGAATGTGAAGCCGATTTCGATGAGGGTTTCATTCGTGCCCGAGTAGATGGAGGTGACTGGGTTCGCCACAATCTCGTAGTCACTGATAAGACGGCGGTAGTTTGGGCGTGGTTGGATGCTTACTATGGCGGCCCTGCGGTGGCTCCTGAAAATATGGCGTGGGATATTTCGGATTACAAGTTGGAAAACCTTGGTCCTGACCCATTGGACCCCGGCATTGATTGGGATGCCGTTGCTCGGATGATTGCCGAGAAGGAAGAGGCCGCTAAAGAAACGGAAGAGGCTGAGGCCATGGTGGGGACGACTACTGGTTGGCCGCCTGCCGATCCGAAAGAAGCCCATGCTCGTGAGTTGGCTGAGAAACTTAGGGAATTGGCAGACAAGATCGAAGAGTTGTAATGGGGTATTACGGGGGGAAGAGGAGCGGGAACGCCAAGCGCCTGCCCAAGAAACCGCGCGCACGGCGACCCGAGCGCAGGCCAAGGACGAAGCGGCGCTAATGAATGCAGACCAAGCAGGAACTTGAAGAATGGTATGAACAGGATGACCCGTGGGAGTACACGGTCACCCCTGATGACATCTACCGCAAGCGTTTCTATCTGACAGTTCTAGAAGGCTTAGGCGAATACTATGACAGGGCATTGGATGTTGGTGCTGGTGAGGGATTCATAACGGGGGATCTTCCGGCAAAGCAGATCCACGCCATTGAGATGAGTGACAATGCCGCGAGCAGGTTGCCCAAGAATGTCGAACGTGTGTTCGCTCCAGAGGGAGAGTACGATTTAGTTCTAGTGACTGGTCTGCTTTATAGGCAGTACGACCATGAACAGATAGCGAGGCTGGTGTTGGAGGCTGCCAGTAAGCATGTCTGTATTGGTGGGATTCAAGATTGGTTGTTGCCTTATCCGTTTGGAAGGTTGATAGAAACGTTTCGATTTCCTTACAGGGAATACACTTCAGTGTTTAATGTTTACAAGTATGAACGGTATTCCCCATGGAAGGGTTGAGATTGGCGCATAACATTGGAGATGAAAATCATCCCAACTATCACACCCGAGAGCAGATACTTGCCTGTGATGATCCGATTGGGTTTGATGGGGTCTATCGGAACGTCTATGAAAATCAAGATGTTTTGAAAGATAAATCTGGTATTATGTTTGTGATGGGGAATTTCCTAGGAGGAAACAACGAGTTTGATTTGAAGAATGTTCCAAAACTTGAACGCTACTGCACTATGCACGAAGTTAAAGAATTATGCAGTCTTTATACATTTGAAATCGGGTGGCATACATGGTCGCATAGGAACCTTTGTGAACTATCGGAAAAAGAGATAATGCAAGAAATCGCTGCACCGTTCAGAACGAGGTATCTGCGGTACCCCTATGGAGAATACTGTGACAAAGTTATAGAGTGTGCGAAGCGGGCGGGGTATGAAAAGGCTTACTCTGCCGCACAGGGCGTAGAAGATCATCAGTATAAGATTCTTAGTAACTATGTTGAAAGAATATAAGCATAAGGGTGTAGTTGTTATACCTTCCGTCTTCACTGAGGAAGAGTGCGACAGGATCAAGAGTGAAGCGTATGGAGTCACGGACGATCAGATTAAGGCAGGGGGGTACAAGCATGCTCCAAGTGAACAAGCCTACAACAAGAAGTCGCTTATATTTTTTCCGGCATTAGCCAATAATTATTTGAATGACATACGCATTGATGAACGAATGCAAAATCTTGTACGAATATTTTTAGGCGATGATGTTCGACAGATAAATAATCAAATCTATTTCCGAGAACAAGGTGATCTAGATACCTTTGCGTGGCATAGGGATACGATATTTAGAGAAGGTCATGTATTCACTTCGAATCTTGTGACGGATTATCTTCAAACGATCATTGCTATAGACAACATTACAGAAGAAAATAGTCCTGTTGAGTTCATTACAGGATCACATCTTTGGGAAGAGTTTGGCGACCCTGCAAACCTGCGGCTTTTTGAAAGAGGTGATTTGGAGGGGACAAAGTACACAGCCCAAAAGGGCGATGTGATGGTTTGGTCGGTGACGATTGTCCACGGAAGTGAGGCGAACAAATCAACCAGTTCCAGAATGACTTATATGAATGGTTTTTGCCGAACTAGATCAGCGAGCACCTATCCCGATTATCTTGTAAATGGTAAAATAGTTGAAAAGGTTGATCCTAAAAAGATTCCCTAACCACAGTTAATGAAGTTCTCTCTGTGTCTTCTATAGTAGAGCAGCGGCTCGTTGAGATGAGTAACTGTGGCACCGCCCGCCAGCATCCGATCCCACAGTTCCCAATCTTCACACGCGTTCTTTTGTCCGTCCTTGGCTGCATACCCCGCTGCTTGTCCTAAGGATGTGCGGTACATTATCGAACCGTGGTGGCCGTTACGACGCCAGTAGACATCCCCGTTTCTCATAACATCGGGCAATCCTGCGTCGCGATGTTTCATCTTGAACTCTCCGGTTACCATAATTTCATAGGTAACAATGTCAGCATCTCGTAGGTAGTTATGTTCTAATAGTTGTTCAACAGTGTCAGAGCGTAGCCAGTTGTCTGCTCCTACAAACATTGTGTATTCAGTTTGAACTCTCATCAACATGTCTTGAAAGTTGTTTACTACGCCAAGGTTTTCTTCTCTTAGAACGTATTCAACTTCGGGATACACTGCTGGCAAATGGGTGCAGTCACCGATGCCATCATCTACGAATAGAATTTTGTCAGGTGCTTTAGTTTGGGCTAGGAGACTTTCAATACAATGTGCGGCCAAATGTCCATACCGGTAAGAGGCAATAACTATGGTTAGCATTTAACGATACGCTTGTTCAATCGGGAAGTAGTAGCCAGAAAGTTGAAAGTTATTAGTCCTGCCGATTCGTGAGAGTGGCTGATTGGGCATGTCGGGTCTGTGATCGATGCCTGAATAGTGAGCGATACACGCGCGGCGCTCCAAGTCTGGATTGATGGGGGCGCTCCCACGATGCATCAGTCGGCTGTGCCAGATCAATACATCTCCCTTTTGGGCGATGAAACTTTCTACATTCAATTCCGCATCAATGAGAAGTTGTTCAAAGATGGGAGTCAGGATTTCTTCTGAATGTTTGGGCCAGTTATCACCTCTCTGCTCTGGTTTTAAGGCGGCGAGCATCTTCTGGTTGGTGATGACTGGGAATGTGTGAGAACCACGAATAAATTGAAATGGTCCTGCGTCTGGATGGATGTCATCAAGAGCAATCCATACGGCACAGTAAAAGTCATGTACATGATCGGGGTTTAGATATCCGTCTTGATGCCAGTTTCTTTGAGTTGAACGCCATCCGGTCAGGTTGAGATGAGTTCCCATCGGTTCTTCGATGAGTTCTTCCATTACTTTATGTAGCGGTTCGTATGCCAGCATATCCATAAGGGCTGAAATGTACATATAAGGAACGTCGAATGGCCAGCCGCGGGGTCGGTTGGCGTTGTCCCGTAGCCACGCTTCTGCATATCTGTCCAGAAAATATTCAGGCATGAAGTTGGGAAGAATCACTAGTCCGTCGTCTTGCCATTCGGCTTGGAGATTAGTCGTAGGTTCTTGGTTGGGTCGATCCAGCCGTGGGAGGAGTTCCGGAGATGGCCAGTTTTCGATCAAGTTATGATCGTAGAATTTTTGAAATAGGTCTGGGTTTATATTCATGTTTTGTTTGTTGTAGGTTTTCGTATTCCTTAGTTGCTATTATTAGCAGGTCTGCTGTCCCGTGGGGGTCCTATGGAATCCGTCTTCGCTAGTGGTGCAATCGGCGCTATCTTAGTCGCTGTGGCGGCAATTTTCAGGGAGCGCAATATGAGGCGTAAACATAAGACTGAGCGTTACCAGTCGGACTTCCAAATTGGTCAACGATTACGAGATGAACTACGGACCGAGATGGATCGGCGCGAGCAGGAATATCAAGCAGATCGCAGGGAGTTGGAAGCAAGGATTACCGCTTTGGAGAAGGATGTCGAACGATGTCACGGGGAGCGAAGAGAACTACAGGAACTAGTAAGAACTCTCTCAGCACAAGCGCCCGCATCTAAGCGGGCGCGCAAGTCGGACGGTACCTATAGGAGTGACGACAAATCCACTCCCGATGTGAACGAAGCCTACGAACAGCCCAAGAAGAAATCCAAATCATCCCCGAAGCCAGCGGCCAAGAAGAGGAAGCATTCACCACCGGGGATACTTAACTAACGGGTTACTTCTTTGTTGAGGGTGAAAGTTCCTTCAATAACGCGCTCCACGACACCACTCGCATCTTCGATCTCTAGATCGTAAACTCCACCTTGACTTAGGGCGGCGGTGTTTGTTGCGCTAACTGTAACGACGATGACACCACTTGAGTTGAGAGTAATATCTCCTGCTCCTGAAGTGAGATCCAATAATTTTGTGGTTGATTCAATATCAGGACGCAGTTGCATTCGGCCCGAGTAAGTGCTGAGATCGCGGGCGACGGCGGGGGTGGCGTTGTTGGTGATTGTCAACGTTTTTACAAATGTTGATCCCTGTTCGCAGGTTATGTTGTGGGTTGCTGCGGTCATTGCATTACCTCCGGTGAATAGTCTATCCTTACGGGGTGCCCTACAAGGAGAGAAATTGATGGACATCAACCCTGAAGAAGTAATCAACAGTCTAAGTTCTCAGATTGGTGCTTTGACGACAGAAAATACAATGTTGAAGATGGCTTTGGCCAAAATGCAACAAGAACTAGCAGAACGTAGTGTGATTGCGGAGCCAGAGGTGGAGGCAGATCAGGAGAAAAAGAAGAAGTAATGGCTGAGATTACAGCCAGTTATGATGCAACGTGGCACACAGATGGCCATATCATATACCTAGAGTTAGAACAGAATGAGTTGAAAATAGGATTACTGGTGTGTCCTCATGGGAAACAAGGGGGACCGTGTAATTTGAGAGAGGCTCCTTGTGTTGTTGAGTATTTCATCAATAACTTTGGGTTGGAATGTAACGTTGGTTCGGCCCCAGTTCAGGCTGAGATGGAAATAGCATGGACGCTTTTGGGGGATGACTTCGACTTGGGTGCGTGTCAGATGTGGTGGTTACCCTTGGAGGACACGGCTTTTGCTAGTTGGCTGGGAGTGCGAGAACCTTTGAAGTCGGACGATTAATTTTTGGGGATATACGGATGCGATTCAGGGGGCTTCCATCTGGGTGCATCGGGTGGGGTTTCTTCTTTTATTGCGTGTTCTACTTTTGGTGTGATGATTCTTTTATGAGAAGTTACCTGTATAGTGTTGGGAAGAATGGAAGATGATTTTGCAAGTTCTCTAACATTTTTAAATGCCGCTTCAAGAGATTTACACTGGACGGTGTGTGTATTTGTTGTTCCATTTTCCAACATGGCGTAGTGAATCTCGATAACTTCCTCTACCTCTGCTCCGAAAACAGTTGAAGCGATGTCTTCCAACAACATTTCTGTCGCCTCTAACGACAAATCCGATCCGGGGGCGTGTGTTATTTCAGCACCGTTGTCTGACATGGCTACTCCTGACAAGAATTGGAGACTTTCAGAGTTGAAATCTGTTCGATCTTAGCAAATCTATGTATATCAGTGGGGATCTTCCGGCTGTTTCTTGGACATGTCGGCTATAGCAAGGGCAAATCTCCACACATCGGGGTGCTTCCACACGCTTTCATAGTGGGGACGGTAGGAATACCCCTGTCCTCGCTTTTGTCGTTGCACCAGTCCGTCTTCTAGGAGTTTTGTTATTAGACGCTGTGCCCCGGAATCGTTAATCCCCAGCCTAACAGCGATTTCTCGTTGGGTGGAGTTTGGATTCTCTATCAGAAGGACAAATGCTCTTCCCGCTTGGGTCAATAAAGAGACGCGGTCACGCTTGCTATACGAGACCAGACGTAAATCGTTAAGGATTTCCATTACATAGTCAGCAGCCACTTCCAATGTGTCTGCGCCAGCGATGGCATCAGCGATGCGTTTCTTAACGTAATGCTGATAGTTGGCTCCGTAGCCTTTGAAATCTGTCATGTCTTTGATCCCCGTAGAACCACTCGTCATGGTTTATCATAGACGACAGCAGCAACGAGTTTGACCACGACAGCAACAGAGAGGCAGCAGTATGCGGGAACTTCGGGAAAAGTTGAAAGCGCTCTCACCGGATTCTGCCGAGTTGACATGCCCAGCGGAAAGGTTTTTACGAGCGGTGAAGGAAGATGATCCCGAGTTGTCCACAATGTTGTCAGACCTTTTTATGAACTCGGATGTGCCGATCCTGAGTCTCCAGCAGGAGTTGAAAGGTCACGGCTACAAGATCAGTCGTGAGAGCATCAGTATCTACAAACGGCGGGTTTGTAGATGTAACCCACATTGTTCAGAACTCTTGGGAGGCGGTAATGAGTAAGAAGGATTTGAAGGATAATTTGAAGAAGATGCAGGAGCCGAGCCGACAGTCGATTGGCAAGTTGGCTCAACTGCTGGATCGTCAAGACATCGACATTGATCAAATCGGGGATATCAAAAAGATTTCCGTTTATCAATCTCTAACTAAAGATGCGGACGGCGAGGCGCAGGTACATGATCTGGTCGGTATTCAAATTTCTCCGTCGTGGGAAACGGGTCCAGAGTGGCCCGTCATCCAACCCGGACCCACAATCAAACTTCCCAAGAGTTCTACCACCAAAAAGAAAACGGCGTTAAAAACCTGTGTTGTTCTACCCGACATGCAGATCGGGTACTTCCGGAACAAGGATGGAGAACTAGAGGCAACCCACGACGAAGACGCCATCGCTATTGCTCTGGAGATTACTAAAGACATCAATCCTGATTTGGTGGTGATGGTGGGGGACAATCTGGATCTGCCAGAGTTGGGCAAGTATCGACTGTCTCCGGCGTTTCAACAGACGACGCAGGCATCCATTGACAGGGCTACGGAGATTTGTGCTGAGACGCGGGCTGCTGCCCCCAATGCGAAGATCAGTTGGTTGGCGGGCAACCATGAAGAACGGTTAACGAATTTCATGCTGGATAATGCTATGGCAGCATTTGGTATAAAGCAGGGGAAGCATCCAGAGAGTTGGCCCGTGTTGAGTGTTCCAAATCTTTGTCGCTTGGATGATTTCGGTATTGAATATTTGTCTGGTTATCCTGCTTCAATGGTGTGGATTAACGAGCATATAAAAGTTATTCATGGAGATATTGTGCGAAGTGGTGGCAGTACCGCTATGGCATACTTGAAACGCGAGAAGATTTCTGTTATATATGGACATATACACAGGCGAGAATGGGCGGAAATGACTCGTGAAGATTACGACGGTCCCAAAACTGTGACGGCAGCCTCGCCGGGTTGTTTGGCTCGGATAGATGGAGCGGTTCCTTCCACTAAAGGTGGTACGGATTTAGATGGTCGGCCCCTGAAACGCCATGAAAATTGGCAACAAGGTTTAGCGGTAGTTCAGTACGAGGAAGGTGACGGGAAATTCAATATGGAAATGGTAACTATTCGTGAAGGATGGTCCCTTTATAGGGACAAAGAATACATTCGATAAAGGTGTAGATGGACGATGAAACATTAGGTGACAGTAGAGAGGTTGTCAACTGGAAAGACAAAGCAAACTGCAAGGGGAAGGGTCATTTGATGTTCCCCAAGAAGCATAAAGACATTACCTACATCTCTGAGGCCCGACGTATCTGTCGGGCCTGTTCTGTTAAGTCGGAGTGTTTAATGTATGCTTTAGAGTTCCCAGCAGCAGATATGCATGGGGTGTGGGCCGGACTAACCCCACGACAACTATCTAAGGAACAACGAGCGCGAGGGATTCCACCAGCGAAACCCACGATTGCAGAGTTTATGGCTGACATGCTGCGGTATTATAAGGATCAACCTATTGTAAAAGGAACTAGGGAAGATGGCAGGGAATAATCTAACTAGGGAGTTTATTGCTGAACGGGATTTAAAGATGTTCCGTATGCGGCAGGCCGGTGCTTCTCATTCTGAGATAGCCAAGCGTTATGAAGTATCCGTGTCGGTTGTTTCGAAGGGGATCAGTCGTGTTCTGGAAAGATTAAACCGGGATACCGCTTTGGCATATCCTGAAGTTTTGAGAATGGAATTGGAGCGTTTAGATAATCTTCAATCCTCTGTCTGGCCATTGACTCAGTTCCGACGGGAAACGATTGGTGATGAGGAGTTAGTTGTTGAGCCTGACATGAAAGCAATTCAAACAGTTCTGGGAATCATGGATCGCAGGTCGCGCCTGTTGGGCATGGAGGTTCAGAAGGTTGATTTGAATGTTGGCGGTACTGCGGACATTCGTCACAGTTTGGCTGGGGAAGCCTTACAGAAAACGGGCATGGTTGATTATCGAGGCGAATCGATGCAACTATTGGAATTGATGCAGAAGGCTGGAGTTTTGGAATCGGGTGTAGTCGAAAAAGTATTAGCAGAAGTTGAAGATTCAGAGGAAATAACAGAAGCGGAGATTATTGATGCAGAAGCCATCGAACATAGCGACTGAAGAAGATACTAAAACAGCACAGATTTTGGTAAGAATTTCTGAAGAGGAGCGAGAGGAGTGGAAGCGTGCTGCCGAGACGGGCGATATAAGTATGTCGGAGTTGATTCGAACTACTGTCGGTTCCTATGTTAAGACAGTTTTATACTGCACTCATCCTGCGGAGTTCCGTCAGACTTATCCGTGGTCATCGTTTTGCGACAAGTGTGGGGAGAGGTTGAGCGGCTAATGGCTCCGCGTTGGGGTGGGTTAAGAATCGAGCCTTACAAGTCTGAACCTATCGACGCGGACATGGATAAAATTGTTCAGGAGGGCACGGCTTGGGAGCGGCCCGGTGGAACACGGATGTTAGATGAATTCGGTAAGGAAATTCTGGAGGGATTAGAGGCCACTACTCGTCCAAGAGATGTCAGGGTTGTTGATAAGAAAGGCAACGCTGTTGCATACACCCCGACTTACGGGGATCAAGGCTATGAGGCTCCATCTGTGGCAACCGATGTTGGTGGAGAACAACCGTCAGGTTTACGGACAATACAAACCACGACGGTTTCCCAACAGGAGGAACGACGGAAAGCGCGCGAGGCGCAGCAACGAGCAGCGAGTTTGCCTCCGATTCCTAAACCACCCGCATCTTCTGGTCCAGCGCGGTGGGGATCACAGGAGGCTTTGCGTGAGGAGTTTCGTCGCACAAGCAGAGGAGATCGCTCTCCTCTGAGAGGAAGGGGTGACCCTGACGAAGATGTTCAACCAGATGAACCGATTACGAGTGAAGAGGCTCTTGAGAGTATTGCTGCTATTGCTGAAACACTTTTAGATCCGGTAGATGAGGCTGGAGATTACACGACAGTAAGTTTACTGGAGCCGGAGGAGGGAGAGAGCGGGCTGGTGAAGAAGGCGAGAGAAATCATCGCGTCTCCACAGGTTGCTGCTTTGAAAAAATCATTACAAAGACTTCGTAAATTTCAAGAACCGTTAGGGAGATATGAGAATAGTAAGAGAACAGGCTATAAGGCAGATTTTAGAAGGGCGGTAGATGAGGCAGCGGTATTTTTTAAGGATGCCCACGCCGTGTTACAGAATATGGGAATCACTTCGATGGATGATGCCATGGAAATGATTAGGGATGGCTTTGAGATAGGCGAGCGACGGGTTGTTTTTGTCGGTAAACCACTTCCTGTTCCGCCTGCCGATTTCCAAAACGAATCGGGTCTGGAACTTGCACTAGGTCCAAGCCCTCAGGACAGGTTGAGAGACGGTTTTTATGTAATGGACGCGAATGGTAACGCGTTAGTACCTGTTGAAGTGGACGAAATACCGGATGAAATGATGCAGGCTCTTTTAGATGATCCTAACGCTGACATTCCTTTGGAGTTATTGATTCATGCGGTACGAGAAGCAGTCGAGGATGAAGATACCACGATCGGAACGACGGCTGATGAACTGCTTACTTCTATTTTGAGGGTTGGGGCGCTGATAGGAGAAGCAGTACGAACCGTTCGTGCTAAAGAGATAAGGGAATCCGCTAGACCAGAAGATTTTCTGTCGGAGATATTAGGTCGAACAGATGGCGAACTGGTAAGAAACGCTGCTAATGACGCTGCACATTACCTCGCACACGAACAGTCAGTCGGGCTCGATGCGGACGACATGGCCGACAGCCATCTTACACGCCCAGCCGAAGCGGCACGGCTTAACCAGATTGGTGCATCAATAGCGGAACGGATTTTGGGTTATACCCCTGAGTGGGCGCGAGCGGATCGTCCCGACAAGCCCCACGACCCCGGTCGGGGATATGAGGATGAGGCAGAAGGTGGAGCGTGGAACGCTGAGGGAGGAGAGGGTGGTTGGCCGGTCCATCAGGCTATGTGGAATGGTGATCCGTTAGTTTTATTCGAAGGTTTGATTGATAGTCTTACCGAAGATTTTGAGCAAGGAAGAATAACGGAACAACAATTATTAGATACGTTGGATGATCTACCAACTCTGGTTGCTGAGGCTCTGCATGATGAAATAGATGGGATACCGGGATTAGCGGACGAGCATCCCGATTGGGCGGAAGACGACCCGAGGCATCCTCAATTCTTCCAATATGTGGGTACTGAGAAACTTGCTTCGGCTTACGACAAGGTGCGTGCCAAACTAAAAGATGCCACAGGTGATCTTTCCGTGGTAGAAGAAATGTTTTTGGATTTAGGAATGTCCGACCAAAGGGCTAAAGAACTTGTGAGTACGCTCAGTCCGGGTGAACTCGAAGGCGTACTTACTCGCTTCGCGGCAGAGAGCCAAGTACGTCGCTATTACGGGATTTGGCCTGCGGACAGAAAGTGGAGTAGGAACCGTTCCGCAGTCGATGGAACCACTATTAATGTTGGTGATTTAGTTCCAGCGCGTGTCAGCACTCCCTATTTGAAATCCGCAAGGGGAGAAACTTTACTTGAATCCGCTTGGCAAGTATCCATCAAAGATGCACGACGGCATAGAAAATTGGGAGATTTAATAAGGGCAGGAAAGTTGACTTCTGTTGGCGTTCAGCGTGACGACGGTCTTATTGCTTTTGATTTTCTTAAGAAGATTCGTGAATTCGCAACAGGTTCAGAGTCCATCAGGGAGTTGTTGCGTGGTGAAGGAGTCCGCGTTCGGACTAGCGCAGTTCATTTGGACGATAGCCAAGTTACAGAAGGCGAACTTGGAGGTGAGTTTGATCATCACATGATCGGGATGGTTGTCGATTGGGAGGGTTCAAAAATCCTGTACGGCACCGACGGTTCTCATTACCCGATCGAGGCTCTGCATCGATTGTTACAACGACCGAATCTTAGTATGGAAAAACGAAAAGAAATCAAAGAGGCTATAGAAGATTACATATCTTATGCGGAAGAGGCAGAGGACGCAGTTGTCAGAGTGTTAGAAAATTACCCGATTGAGTGGGTGCGTAGGCTCGGCTTGGCAGGAAGGCTCGGTTTGCAAACCCATAAGAAAGATGATTCAGCGCAGGATGGGTCCGAGGTAATACCTCAATACAAGTTCATTACGCGCGGGGGCTACGTTACTTACCAACAGGGCAGGCGTGTGTGGCAGCCGTGGGCGGACGGACGGGTAGATGTGTCACCCGAAGACGGAGACTCAACCGTGTTCCATGAAGTAACACATCGGTTAGATGCGATTCATCCGATGCTCTATCCTGTGATTCAGGCGTTTGTTATGCGTAGGTACGGTATGGACCCGGATACTCCATCGGGCAGTTTAGGGACCAAACTTGTGCAGATAAATGATATGCCTGTAAGCAAACGCGAGGGGCACTCTTATCCGAAGGATGAAGTCGCCGTTGATACATTTCCGTCAGGCTACATGGGAAAAGCCTATCCTGATGATGGTGACCATCGTTATGTAGATGACCCCGGATATGATCCGTTCGATGGAACGCATGAGCCAGAGTCGGGTCCAGAGTTATTCTTTTCAGAGGTTCTGACTGTCGCTATGGAAGCATTGGCTTTACCAGCAGAGCAGCGACCGTTTCACTTGTTTGAACAAGGGGCTGATGCGGAAACGACAAACTTTATTCTAGGGTTACTTGCTACGATTTAATGCAATTTGTCGGGTTCATCCCCTATTGGTGAATCTGATTCAACATTCAAATCCTCAATAGACGGATGGATTCGTCCCCCGATGGCTACAATGGTAGAAGCAACTTCTTCTTCGGTACCGTCAAGAGTTGGTTGGATGGTTCTGTGACCTCCCCGATAAGGTAGAAGTCGAACGTCTGTTACCCCACGCATTTTCCTACTGATTTTCATTAGGATGCGGGCGTCGGGATCTGTCCATCCTTCTTCTTTGGTGTAGGACAAATCAAATGATTCGGAATCTCTAGGCCCGGCACCCGGCGATTTAGAAAGTTCAATACCTTTTCCATCAGAAGTAACGTGAATTTCTAAGGGACGAAATTCTTCTGCGACGCCTTCTGACGCGGGGATGGTTCCAGTTACTCGTATCATGCCGTAATCATATCATAAAAGGGGAAAGCGCCGGGGGGAAGGAGAACCCCCGGCGCTTTCGATGTGTGATCTTATACCAACTGTTCTCTGTTGGCGTATTCTGCTACAAATTCATCTGGTGAGTAATCTCTACCATTGTAAAGAATCCGCAGTTCTTGTCTGTCTTCATTATCGCGTTGCCAGATAACCTTCGGAATTGAGTATTCGTTGTCATCTGGATGCCCGACGCTGATGCCGAACCCTGTGGTTGTGCGATCATCGCCTTGCAATTCATTGAAGATTATGCGAGTCAAGTACGACGGATCGCCGCTCCTGATTCCACTTTTCTCCAACGCGCTGGCAAGAATCTGCGCTACTTGGCTACCTCGCCAATGCGTATACAGGAACACGCTGTCCATTGGGCGTGGCTCTTGACCTTCGCCTGCCCATCGTGTGCCTTGTACGATTTCTATGTTACCTCTGTCGCCCATGTTGGACTCCTTTCAAATCGGTTAAGGGGAGGGGGGCTTTCGCCCCCCCGGATTACCGCTTGCGCTTGCGGCGTTTCTTCCCGCCAGTCACAAGTTTCTTGACTCCGAAAAATGCGCCTCTTGCCTTAAAGTCCACAGTTAGTTTCCTTCTTGTTTAGGTTGCTCCAACCATCCCGGTGAAATCCAAGACAGTTCTTCGCAAATCTTCTTGATATTTTTCTTGCCATAGGTGGCGTTCATAATGATCTCGGCTGCCTGACGCAGAATGTCGTCGGACGAATCCGCTGGCATCTGCGTACAGTACGACGCGTCGTCCAAAACTTCCCACTCCATTACAGGACTGTCCGAAAAAAGTCCGTGAATGTTCGTCAGTTCCAGAACGTCGAAACGTAGCAACGCTGTATCGTCTGGATCGTCTGGATCGTAGTTACCGTTCCAGCCTTCTCCTATGTCAACCCATTCGACCTTACGGTCGCCTCTGATTAGTTCAATCATGCTGCCTCCACTACTAGTTCGTAGCCTGTCAATGTCCATAGGTCATGCCATTCAGCATCACAATGGTCACAGGTAACAGCCTGATATCCGTCAGTTCCGTCTAGTTCGCATTGGTGTGCTGTGATCTCATCGTATCCACAGACAGGACAGAAGTCTGGATTCGCTACATAATCCCTACTCATACTCCTGCTGCTTCCGTGTAATGATCGAAGACAACTTTCGTGTCTGGTGCGTCCAGATCCAATGGACCTACCCAAGCCTGATGGGTAAACGCCTCCGTGCCGTTAGGCATGGTGATCGTTCCATCTGGCGGGCCATCCAAAGTAGGCTGTCCCCAGTTCATTGTCTCCGCATCGTGATCTACGATGACGACGTTTATGTCATGGATTGGTCCGTCGGTTCGTACTTCTTGTACGAGTCCTCCGTCCAAAACCACAAGTATGTTTGTAGTCATATTGCTCCTTCTATCGGTTAAGGGGAGGGGGGCCGAAGCCCCCCTGTTTAATATATTGACTTCCACTTCTTTACGGAAGGCAGGCTTTGTGTAAGCCCCATGCCTATGAGCAAACCCATAGCCGTTGAGGATGCCATGAAGATAACTGCCATGAGTAGAAACCTCATGCTGACAGTTTAGTTGGACTATCGAATGAGACAACCTCGTCGGCCCACTCATCGAATGTCATTCCCATCGTGCCAAGGTGAACATCCTCGTCGGACGTATTGAGCAAGTCGTAGTCTCCACCCTCAGGCTGGCGCTCAAAGACATCCATGATGACGCCCTCGCTGGTCACGTTGACTGTCATGTTTCGGCTATCGCCAAGGTCAATCATAAATCGACCAAGACCATCGCCAGTTTCGGATTCGTAAATGATTCCGCTCATACTTCTCCTTCGTAGTTGGCTATCTATTGTAAGGGGTGACTAGCATAATAACAACCTGTGTGACAGATGTCACAAGATTCTTCTTTACATTTCAGGGTCTAAGGTTTTTGAATCCCTCGGGTGAAATCAAAATTCGTGAACAATTTGCAAAGGGGCAGGGGGCTTACGCCCCCCGGCATTACTCTTCGTCTTCGTCGTCCCATTCGGCTTTGTCGATGGCTTCATTGACGACAATGCTGCTGATGGTGAGCCTGCCGTCTGGCGCTTGGGCGATGAAATCAGATCGGCAACAGTTCATGTAGTATTGCCACATCTCCGATCCTTCAATTTTTTCGCCTGAGGCGCTAGCCGACCACTCCATGCAGCCGAACGGACAAGTCTCCCCATCTTGTCCTGAGGTATAACCGTATCGTCCGTCTACCAGTTGAACGTCGTTGTGTTCTGTCAGTTCGCTGATGTTCATTTCTAACTCCTTCGTTAGTAAGGGGAGGGGGGCCGAAGCCCCCCAACGGTTTACAGGAAAGCGTTATCCTCTTTCCAGTTCACCAAATCGTTGATCTTTTCAATCGTGTCGATTGACAAATCGTTCATGTAGACGCGATCCCGCGTGAATCCGAATTTCTTGTCATACGCCAAATCCCTAGCAATCTCATCGACGTAGCCGTGCTTTTCAAAAGCCTCGTCAAAATCGTGATGCCATTCATAATAATTGATTGGGTTAGGTTGGAAGATACCCAACAGTTCCAAGGTGGCTAGGTTAATCTTTTCCCACCTTGCCGTGTAGTCGGCCTCTGTATTATCTGAGGTCGCTTCACAACGTTTCTTGTTGCGCTCCTTCTTGACCCATTCATGTTCGCAGTCAGCCAAGGCAGGACTACCAATCTCGGCTCCGACTACGGGTATGGTGTTTCCATACCCATAGTTGACACCTTCAACCGGTTCCGGCCAATTCAATTGGGTGAATGGCTGAATCTTCTGCAAGGCATATACCTTACAGTCTCGCTTCTTCGCTCCCGGCGTTCCGCTGTAATGTGCGTCTTTATACACATGCATACGCTTGATGGCTACCACTTCGCCGTCCACCCATTTGATTGGGTAGGCGTTGACATGGCTGATCCTGTCGCTGCGGTATTCCGGCTCCATGATGGGCTTGCTTGTGGTCTGGACGAACTCCAAATGTCCGGGGTCGTCCTTCTTGCCGACACGATAGATCGTGTTCGGCTGTACGTCTGCTGCTTTCATAGGCTCATTCCTCCTTCACCCAGCCGGTTGACCGGGCGTATTCGTGCTTACACCTATATCAAGGTCGCTTAGACCTGAGGTTGATAGGTGACATTCGTCACATTAGGTTCAAGGGGTAGGGGGCTTGCGCCCCCCAATCGTTATCGTTCTATCTCCACCTTTAGGCGGGCTGCTGATGCCAAAGCCTGAATGAGTTTCTTGACTGAATCTTGTGTCAAGACAACCTTCGGACCTTCATGCGATTGGCTACGACTGAAAATAAAATTGCCATCTTCATCTCTAAGTTCGTCGCCGTCTGTCCAGCCGGAATCGGAACGCATCCATACTCCGACCAGTCCGCTCTCATAGAAATTGCTGAAATTATCTATAAGGAAATGGATGCTCTTGCGATGCGCACTCGTAGCCTCGTCTGCCGTGTCGCAATAATCGCCGTCTTGAAAAAACATTTCCTCAACAACGACATCAACATCGGTAACGATGCTTGCTGCATCAACATGCTTATGGCCTGAGCCGTAACGCTCGGTCGTGACCTGTTGTGTTGTGTCTAGCATTTGCTTACTCCTTCGTTAGTAAGGGGGAGGGGGCTTGCGCCCCCCATTATCAGAACCGTGCTTGCGCTCCGGCGCTGGGAAAAGACGAATACGCGCGGTATTCCTCTTCGGTTGCGATGTGTAGTTCCTCAGGATCGCGGGTCCAGTTACTATTTGCCCTCACGCCCGGTACCAGTATCTCAATCTGTCCGGTATCGGTAATGCCCGTGACGGTGCCACAGGTTCGGGGATGGAATGAATAGTTTGGCTTATCGTCATCCGTCTGGAACTTCACCCGGTTGCCTACTTCGTAGGTAATGTCTTGCTCAGTTGTGTTCATAGGGGAGGGGGCCGAAGCCCCCGGCATTAAATCCTTGCCCAAACCGCGTCGTACAATGTACGCAAGCCTTCCCATCGGGGGGCTACGCCGTCATCCCGCGGCAACGCCGTCTTGATAACGGTGTGCTTGTCAGGATCGGTACCAAGGAAGTTCGCTAGGAACTCTCCCAGCAGTTCGGCTTCATCGCCGTTCATCGTGATCGTGATGTCGCTGGTATGTATGTGCATGTTCTCTCCTTCATTGAGAATGGCGCAGACCATCGGGGTACGGGACCATTGTCATAGGGCACTCCTAACCACGGCCCTTGCGGGAGTGGATGTATGTGCCACGGGACATCAGTCATAGACCCCGATGATCTGCTAAGGGGCATACTAGAGGGTGACTTGCAGAAAACCAACCTCTGTGACAAGAGTCACATGGTGGTGCCAGTCGCAGGGGACGCAACCCTTCTGCTCTCATGGGGACCGGCAACTCCCACCCTGTCATCACACAGACAGGGAAGCGCCCGGTGAGTCAGCACGCGTACTGACCACGGCCACCGGAAAGCCAACAGGAACTATATCGACCGCTAACGCGTTTCACAACCTCCGTCTTGAATGATCCAACTATTACCCTGTGTGTAAGTGGTAATCTCAGAGCGTGAAGACAACCCTGACATACATCGCGGCGGGATGTTTAGTAGTATTGGAATGGTTGGGATTCTCATACATCAGTAAAAGAAGAAGGCAAAAGAAAAATGGTTAGGTGGATTCTAAATCTTGTTCGTATCCGATGGCCTCAACACCTGACGGAAACATGGAAAGATAACTGACATGGGTACGCGTGTTCTTCTGACCGGTGGCCTCGGGTTTATCGGCAGTCATACAGTCGAACATTGGCTGAAAAATACTGACTGGCATATCGTCATA